AAAACAACCCAATCATCCTTTATTCCCATGCCACTGAAAACATAAGTTATTCTATATGTTTTATTGTTTAATGGATGGGTTAAAAAAGGAATGCCGTCATTGTTAATTACAGTGAACTCAACATAATCTCCAGCGTTGTATCCTCTGTCATTAAACCGAACCTCAAAGTTCTTCCGCCCTTCCACAATAGCATCGGCATAAGGTTCTAATATTTTAATCTTGTGTACCATCCTCTCTCCTTTCTCCGAAACTGCAATAGTCATCTTCATCGGGAGTTTCGTTCTTATCCCACGGACACAACTCGTTAGGGTAATGCCCCTCTTGATTGTCTTGCCAATATCGGCAATCCTTGCACCTTACGACTTCGACCACATCGGCTGTCGGCTGTGCGTTTATCCATTTTTCAACTTGGCAAGTATCGTCCTTAATGTTGTCCAAGAATGGACAGAGCGAACATAGAACATTAAAACAAAGTGTTTCTTGGTATTCTTTTAGCATTTTATCCGCATCAATGTATCTACTCATTGCCTTTCTCCTTTTTCAAAATCCTCTCTGCACAATGTATACAGATATCTGCCTTCGTTGTTGGTATGCAGTGCGGAATGAACTCCCTAATCTCATAAAACATCTCTTTGCTGTCAATTTCCAAACCACATACATCACATTTTCGTATCAGCATTACCATACACCTCCGTCAAGTGTTCTCTTGCGATTGGATGCCTCGGTCTTGCAGGCATCCGTTGTCTCGGTGGTTCAGGATATCCGGTTATCAGACTCACTTCGTGATAGCCGTCCTCCAGTCTGCGGTCGACCGTCTTTGTGCTGATCTTGTATTCTTCAGCAATTTCCTCCCTTGTATGATGTGCAATGAATCTCATCCGGAGAACGTTCTGTACGTTTTGGTCTTCTACCTGCTTCACAACATAGCGGATTTCCTTCAGCTTCTCCCACAGCTCTGCGCGTTCCTTCTTCTCCATTTCTTCAAGGTCACGCTTCTCACACATCGGAAGTTCAAACGGAGCATTTGCTGACCGCTGCGTCTGTGATCCGTCTCGGTCGTACCTGATCGCACCAGCACCTCCGGCAAGTGTGTCATACCGCTTAATGCTGGCAGTACACGCTTGAATCGTCTCAACAATCACAAGTGCTTGCTCTAAAAACTCTTTAGCGTTCATAATCTTCAAACCTTTCAACACTGTTAAAAATAAATTTGCTATTTGCCCATCGTTGCATCCTCCGAAGAATATGCCTTTTCGGAAGATGTTCTTTGTCGTAAATCATCACATAAGGTGACACGTTCAGCTCCTTCAGTTTGTAGATTCTTTCAAGGTCTTGATCCGGATCAGTATCAAAGTTGGTAAGGACATACACCTGAATCTTGTGTCTTTCCCATCCGGTGGCATCGGTAAACAGTTTCAGATTCTTCAGCACCTGCTCCTCGTCCTGCATCCGATCCCAAGCGAAGTGAATCATCTTGAGCCGGATCTGCTTCAGCATCAATGCTTTTTCCTCTGTCATCATCCGGATATCCACACCTTGATTGAACTCAACCATAACCTTGCTGTCGATCAGTTGCTGGAGGTTCTGTCTCCACTCCGGTGCTGCGATTGGATTCGGATCATAAAGTATAATGTTCTTCTGTCCGTCCCAAAACTCTGAAAGTGGTGCAACAGTGTGTGCCTTCCTTCCGTCCTTCCTTGTCTTTCACGATGCAAAAGTCGCATCCTCTTGGGCATCCTCTTGTCATGAATCCATGAGCTGTGTCTGTGATGTTATAGATTGAATAATCAGGGAAGTGGTGTTCAATTTCACTGGGCAGATTCTGATCGAGTTCCTTGTGATAGACCTCTCGACCATTCACCAGCTCGATGCAGTAACCACTGCCTCCCTTGATCACTTCATCTGCATTGATTGGATACTCATAATCCGTAGAGAACGAAAAGACCTTCGACATATAGACCTTGTCATAGTGACCGTTCCAATAGGAATACCATTCCACCTGATCACCTTGTGCCTTGTGCCATGCTGACAGCTTCATCAGTGGCAGGTTCGGAAAGTTATGCCCATCCACATCGATCAGCCCGATCTTCATCACCCACCTCCCAGCTTCTTCTCGATTGCTTCCATCTGCTCTGATGAATAATTCCTCTCATCAAAGTTATGGAACTTTGTTTTTCGCTTTATTGGATTACGATTAGGTTCAGGATCAGGATAAGGATCAGGAAGGGTTGTTTCGCTTGTTTTCGGTTGTTTTTTCAACCGTTCGGTTGTTTCGGTTGTTTTGTCCTTTAAAGCATTCTTGTTTCCGACTGGCGCACCGCCCTTCTGACCATTGACTCTGTTTTGCTCGCACTTGGCTTCGTAAGCGTCCGTTGCTCGGTCGATTGCGTTCCTGATGAACTTCCACACAGCTCGCATGGTTCTGTCCGAAAATGCTGGATTTTCGCCCCTTCGCCAGTATGCGAAGACCGCATCAGCCATGTCGCCCTTCTCCTCTTGTGTGAGTTCTTCGCAAGTCTCCTCCCATTCTCCAAAAGCGATGTAAGTGTCACTCTTGTTCATTGTCTTCCTCCAAAACAACCGACCGCTTGTTTCGGTTGTTTATTAGTTCCAAAAACGAAGAGAAGCTCAAAGTGACCTGCCAGTCCTCATGTGACTTCCGGAAGACCACAAGCGGAATCTCTTCCGCTTTATGGTCACGCTCTGCCTGATGAATCCAGTCCCATATCTTGGTCGTCTCGCATCGTTTGACTTCGATGTGGAAACCATCAAGTCCGATCACATCGGCTGCGTCTCCGGTGTTTCCACAATATTGTGCAGTACGTCTTGCATCATATCCATGCTCCTGAAGGATATGAGCGACTTCTCTCTCACCTCTTGCTCCCTTCTGTTTACTGTTCGTCATTTCTTTATCTCCGGAATAATCACACACGCTGTCATGTGGTTCGGATCAGAACCAGCGTCCAGCAGTTTCTCCATCTTGATTGCATATTCATGGCTGACCTCATACGCAATGTAGTGTGCGCTTGGAAGTGTCTTGATCTCCTCAATGTCAGCGGTTAAAACGGTGTATTTTTTTTCCATAATATGTCGACCTCTCTTTCTTTTTTATCTGAACGGCAGCTCATCGCTTTCAGCAACGGCATCAACGAATCCAATGTTACTGGGAGCGGATTCTTCGCTTTTCTTCTTGCTCTCTGCAAATCCAACCTCGTTGACGATAATGACATCCCTATAGGACGAAGTTCCGTCAATAACGCTCTTCACTTCTTCGTTCTGAAGTCTTCCGGTGACCTCGACCTTCATGCCTTTGGTCATCCACTTCTCCACAAACTCCTTTGTGTTTCCGAATGCCTTGCAGTTGAAGAAGTCCGCTGTTGGTTCACCTTCTCTTTTGAATCTCCGCTCTACTGCAATCCGAAAGCTGACTACCTTTTCATAAATCTTCGGATCTGCCGTAAGTCGTCCGGTCATTGATACATTGTTCATTTAGTCCCTCCTAACTGTTTGATTAAACTGTCATACTGTGTCTTTGTAAGATCTCCGAGCGACTCCACATGGTTTGCCTTGCAGATCTTCTTGATGCGTTCCTCCACCGGATCCTCCGCAGGGAATGCCACAATCAACTGCTCCAGCTTCAGCTCTTCCTCCGGTGTGATGTGAATCGGTGTTTTGACGGCTGTCTCCACCTTCTGCGGTTTGCGTGTCAGAGACTGCGCATCGTCATCCTCTGTCGCAAGACCGAATGCCATCAGGAGACTGTACCTTCTTGCATAGGTCAGTGCGGATCCATATTCTTGCGCCGGATTATTTGCACCGGACATCTTGGTTTGAATGATTTCAGCTCCCATCAGTGGTGGCTTCTCCTCTCCGTTGATGATCCTAACCGTGAAGACGAATTGCTTCCCTTCGACTACATTGTTAAACTGGTAATAGCTGGCATTTATGCTCTCTAAATATTCATGAATCTGTGCGATGTCTGCATATTTATAAGAGTATTTTCCAAGTCCAGCCGACTTATTCTTTGAGACTGTTCCTGCCATCTCTGTTCCTCCTATCTGTTAAATTCATCAATGAAATATGCGAAAGACGGATCTTTTTCTTCTTCGATGCAGCACCGCTGGTCAGCTTTCCGAACTGTGTCGAAGATCACCGGAAGATTAAAGCTGCATCCCTTTGGTGTCTCTCCGAACGGATACCAAGCACCTTCACCGATGCCGACCTCTTTCAGTTGCTCCATCTTTCCGTCCTTCTGCCTGATAATCATGTATCCCATTCGTGTTCCATCCTTTCCAGCAACCGATCGCCATCAGCGTCTGCGAGCATCTCAAACCAATCCGACCGGACAAACTCTTCAACGTCCTTCAGCAGATCTTGCGCCTTCCAGTCGTCAGGACACATTGCAAGCTTCTTCTTTGCAGCCCGATAGTCCTTTGATGCTTGTCGCATGATGGCTTCGATTAGGTTTATATAGGCTTCATCCATCTCTATTCCTCTTGTCGTTTGATTGTTTTCAGGAAATCTGTTAGAATTGATATATTCCTGAATGGCATTGGTATCATGTCGTGAATTGCGACCTCATGCGACTTGATACTGATGCTTTTCTTTTTTACAGACATCTGATCCGTTCCCTCCTTTCCAGCCATTTCATCAAATCGTCATATCTGAAAAACGGCTTATTTCCTTCATGAAATCCGATCTCATGGAAATCGTCTCTCCGTGACCACTTCCGGAGTGTGCTTTCCTTCAGTTCCGGCTCTTTTTCCATGAGCGACTTTATCGTGTAGATGTTCTGCTCCTTCATCTCGGCACCTCCATCCATTCGATCTGACTCGGCACAACCGGATGCTCGGTGCAGGCTCTTCCACAGATGTGGTAGTTATTCGGATCCGTTTTTCTGATCAGGAGATAACCAGCGTAGGTCGTCTCAATGACTCCTGCATATCGCAGAAGGATCAGGTCGGACACCCTTCCGCCACCGATGATGGAATCCTTCAGCACTGGCGGTCGGAAATGCAGATTCTTCCATTCAGCGACCTCCCATTTTCCGCCTCCTCGATATCTGATCATTTGTTCAGCACCTCCTCGATGTGACGGTCAACTCTTTCGATTGTCTCGTTGCTCCGGTTGATAGCTGCGCTGGTTGTGATGGCAAGGATCACGATGACTGCCATCAGGAATGCAACACCGATTGCTAAAAATTTCTTATTCATTAGCGACCTCCTACTTGAAATAAATCTCAATGCTCTTGATTTCGTGCTTCGTGTGAATGTCGACTCCATCCTCTCTCACTTTGAAAGCCTGCTCACACAGTTCAGCGTTTTCTTCCTTGAGTGCCTCGATTTCCTCTTGCGCATCGTGAAGGCTTTTGATTGCCTTCTCCAGTTCTTCTCTGTAGTACTCGACTCCGAGCGTTGTTTTTTCCATTGCGACCTCCTTCTGTGGATTATATCCACATTTTAATGTAAAATTTTTACTTCAAACATTCTTTGCGTTCAGCCATCGTCAGCTTCAGCAGGTCAGCGATCTTGTTCCATGTCGAGATCTTCATGCTGTCCGGATCATCTAAAAAACGATAGTAAGTTGTCCGGTCAACACCGATCTGCTTGCAGAACTCGGTCACTGTCCAACGCTGCTCTTTTCTCTTGTTGTCGATCATCTGAATGTTCACTGTATCACCTCCTTATTAGCAATCGTGAATATGACAATAAACGCTGTCGCCTTCATTTGCATAGAAGGCATCCTCTGCCTCCTCCAAGCTTGCGAAGTCTCCAGCCTCCCAGCTCGGAGTGTTGAACTTGTAAACTGCCCACCATTTTGAATCAGGGTTGTTTTCCCATTCATCAATGATTTCCGGTGTCTCGGCTGTCAAGACGATTGGCGGAGCATATTCGCCGTTGATAAGTGCCTGCTCCCGATTGTATGCCTTGTCCAAATTGAAAAAATATCTCATTTTTGCGACCTCCTTTGTGGATTATATCCACATATTATACCTTTGGAATGGTCTTGTCAACAAAAAAGTTGTATTTAATCCACATTTATGTTATTTTGTGGTTGATGGAACTATATCATGTACGGAGGTGCAATAAATGGACAGAGTTTATGAGAACATCAGAAAGCGCAGAAAAGAACTTCACATGACACAAAAGGAACTCGCAGATAAATGTGGCTATACCGACCACACAACTATAAACAAAATGGAAAAAGGTCTTGTGGATATTACACTCGGCAGACTTCGACAGATTGCCGCAGCGTTAGACACCACACCTTTTGAATTGATGGAAGGAGAAACCGATGAAGTACAGAAAACAGATCTACCTCGGCTTTGATGCTCAAGGCAAGCAGATCAGGAAATGGATCTCCGCTGACTCCAAGACAGAACTCAAGAAGAAAATAGAACAATACAAGTTCGAGATGGCAAAAGTCGAGAATCCTTCCGAGATCACCTTCGCCAAGTATGCGGAACACTGGTTCAAAACCTACAAGAGCAACCTTGCAAGGCAGACACAAGACACCTGCAGAAGCCATCTCCGGAAATGTGCCGAACTGGATCCGTATCCGATCAGGAAGATCACAAAGTCCATGTGTCAGCGCATCGTCAATGAACACTGGGAACATCCACACGCTGCCAAAGGTGTCGCTGACGTTCTCCGGCAGATTTTCCGCTCCGCTGTTGCCGATGGTATCATGGCATCCAATCCAGCGGAAGCACTGAAGCGTCCAAAACTCAAGAAGGCAAGTTTTCACCTCTTGACCGAAGAAGAACTCGATGCGATAGAAAAAGCCGATCTGAACGATTCTGACCGCCTTCTCGTCACCATCCTTCAGGTGTTCGGACTTCGACCAGCCGAGGCACTCGCCTTGATGCCGAAAGACTTTGACTTCCGCAACGGAGTTCTGCATATCACAAAAGCGTTAGAACTTCCGAGTTCCGGTCAAGGTCAGCTGAAATCCACAAAAAATGAAGCAAACCGAGATATTCCAATTCCGGAGAACCTTGTTGACCATTTTCGCAAGCGGATTCGCACCATTTCAGGCTTTTTACTCTTTGAGAAGAAAACTGGTGGACTACATACAAAAACATCGTATAAACGATTGTCAAAGCGGATATGGAAAGCGGTCAATGTCGCACTCGGTGGAAACGAACACGCAAATCTGACCGCAGACCTATCGCTCTATGATTTCCGTCATCGGAGAGCAACAGATCTATACTATTTGACGCAAAAGGGAATCATCTCCACCAAGCAGGCAGCTGCACTGATGGGGCATTCAGAAATCGTCTTCCTGAAGACGTATTCGCATATTGATTCTTGCAAGGAGAACATTGCAGACATTTATTCGAACTCAAGAGTATCAAATTGGTGAGAAAATTGTGAGATTGGTGAGAAATTTGTGAGAAATAAACAACAGTTTATGCCACTTTGTAGCAGTTTATAACAGTTTTATAAAGACAACAAAAAAAGCGGAAAGCCCTGAAAAATCAAGGTTTTCCGCCATTTTTTACCTAAAGCCACAAACGGGATTCGAACCTGCGACCCCTTCATTACGAGTGAAGTGCTCAATGCAGTAATACCAAGGCTTTCAGCCACTTTTTGGTGAGAAAATGGTGAGAAGTTTTTTCGTTTGTGACATTTTGGTGAGAAATTTTATATGAAAACTGGTGGCAGGTTTATGGGTGTACAATGGAAAAGGTGCAGGCAAAAAAGCATTGTTCAGTTGTTCTGAATGAAGTGACCGACTTATTCATGAAGGAGATATTTCCTGCCACCAGTAATCAACCTATTCGATTAAAGCTCCGGAGTTGTCGAAGTGATAGGTCTTGCCTCCGATGATGTGGGTGCCGGTGTACATATAGCCGTCTTTCGGATCCAAGTAATACCACTTGTTTTTATTCTTCAGCCAGCCAGTCCACATTTCGCCTTCTTTATGTGACGCGTCAGCTGTCGGAGCGAGATAGTACCATTTGCCGTTGATCTTCTGCCAGCCGGTCAGCATTTTGCCTGAATCTCCGCCTGCGAAGTAGTACCATCTTCCGCCAACCTTCTGCCAACCGGTCAGCATATCGCCATTACCGGAGAGCAGATACCAATAACCATTGATCTTTTGCCATCCAGTCAGCATATGTCCGGTATTTGGTTCAAGGTAATACCATTTACCGTTGACCTTCTGCCAGCCTTCTTTCATATCACCGTCAGATCCGAGCAGATACCAATAGCCTCCGAGCTTCTGCCAGCCAGTCAGCATGATGCCGTTCTGATCCAAGTAATACCATTTGCCGTTGACACGCTTCCAGCCGGTGAGCATCTTGCCTGATGCGTCATACAAGTGCCATTTCTGCTTCCAAGTGTAATCAGTCACAGCTGGGTTATATATAAAGCCTCGGAAACGGTAGTTTCCATTTGCTCCCCAGTTTCCGCTGCCTTTTGCTCTTGTAGAGTTCCAAAAGTACGAAGACTGCCATCCGCTCTCGGAAGTAAAGACCTGATTTGCGTTGTCAACACGCTCAACGATGGCGACATGACCGGCAAGAGATCCGATGCCTTCCCAGCACATGATCGCTCCTGCTCTCGGTGTCTGTCCTTTTGACAAGCCGATGCTGTCAGCGACCGTCCAAAAGTCCTCTGCGTTACAGCAAAGCTGTGGATATTTCATGCCTTTGCTTCCAGTAATCTCGTTATAGATTTCGTGAAATCTTGAGCAAGCCCAGCCAACGCAATTCGAAAGTACGTTCGAATATGGGTTTGTCGGCTGTCCGGTAATGCACCGAGACAGTCCGCCATTCGACGCGTTATTATAAATATCAATCCACTTTGTCGGTGCACTCGTCCGAATCTTGAACATTCTCGATCACTCCCTCCTCAACGATGTTCCTGATGTCGTCATTGTTAAATTCAGTTTGCAGATTATCCATAATTTCACTCCTCAAACCAGTTCGGTTTTGCTATGTTGTGGTTAGTTAAAAATCTGTTAAACAGTGTCGTCATGTACCAGTTTCCGGAAAGTTCTTCTTTGGAGAAATAATGCTCTGCAACCTGCAGAAGCTCATGCTCGTCCTCTTCGGAATAGGTGCGCATCAGAAGAAGAAGCTGGGTTCGGATGCCATCCTTCTCCAGCCTCTTGAGTTGTTTCTTTATCATGTCAAGCCCTTCCTTCTTTTGGTCACGTCTCTGAACGAAAAACATGATCAGGGTTGCGAGCCATCCGGCTCCGCATATTCCGGTGATTATTGTCTCAAGCATTGTTAATTCTCCTTGTTGTACTGTGATGTTGAAATACCGATGATGATCCCGATGCAGGTCGTGACCGCATTGATCGTCCCGACCACTTGCTCCCCAAACGGAAGACCCCAAATGCCAGCAAGGGCAAAATAGAGCGTTCCCATTGCAGGTAGAACCGTGATGCAGAGGATCTTCAGGATGTCATAGGCTTTATTTGATAAGTAGTTTTGCATTTCTTCCTCCTATGTATTGTCTTCGGTAAAATAGCAAAAATCAAAATCAACTACCGAACCATTTGCGATTGTCGATGAAATACCGCATCCAATATCCGTTGAATTTTTTCCGTAAAGCCGAGGATATGATGATCCACCTACTGAACACATTCTTGTTAAATACGCGCCGACATGATATGGCACACGAATCAATGCTGTTGTGGATGCACTTGTTATCTGTGCAGTTGTGTGTCCAAGAACTGTCACATAAACAATGTCACCGACTCGTCTGACAGTGCCAGAATCGATTTTATAACTTGAATGAATCGAGGTGACAGTTGCATTAATGACCTTGCCTCTCCACGCATACCATTGATTGTTCGCATATTCACGATAGAATGTGCCTCGTCTATATGCCCAAAAAATCTGCTCGATGACTCCACCGTCATTTCCGTTAGCTCTTAACACTTGCAAAATTCCAAAGTCATTAGTTGGCTGGTTCGCAGTTGTTACACTTGGATTGACCCAGTAGTTTCCAGCGGTTGTGATGTTGTTAAAGTCCGATGCTGTCGGCTGTCCAAGACCAGCGTTCTGCTTTAAATTCCAATCTCCACCCGATCCGCTCTCTCCTGACGGAGCGGTCGAAAGTGATTTGATGGTGTCGGCAATATTAACCTGCTTCGTTCCGAGCTGGATGGTCGTATATTCTCCGACCAGCACATCCCAAACCGTTTTGACGACTCTTGTCTTCAAAACTGTCTCATAACAGACCAGCACGGAATCACCAAGACCGATGACATCGTTTCCGATCTGTGCCGGTGTGATGGTGATCGTCTGAACATCAACACCCAGCCCTGATGCCTTGGATGCTGCCAATGTGTTCAGCTGGGCGACAGTCGGCTGTGTATCATAGTCGTTTGATGCATCATAGTAAGCACAACGGAATGCGCAGCTGACTCCGGTCGCGACAAGGTCGCTGTACACTACGACTTCCGATTTTTTCCAAAATGCAACGATATGGCTGTAATCAGCATAGGTCTTCTGTTTTTCGTACTCCGCAAGGTTCTTTCCGTACGAAATACGATAGCCGGTGTCTTCACCTCTGCGAGATGCGAGATAGCAGGAAAAACCGTCGTAAACCCACTCGCCACCATAGGTTGCGAGGATGCTGCCTTCTTGTCCGCCCATCCAAGACCTGAGCGTCTGCAGTCCTGCCATCTTGAAGGCTGCAGATGATGTTTTGTCTGTTGCGAAGCTGAACTGGTTATATGCAGAAGTTCCGGTGCTCCATGTCATTGCGTTCATTGCATTGATGACCGAAGCAAGGCTGGAGTAGGAAGCACTCGCCCTGACCGGATAGCCGGAGAGGTCATAGCAGATATGATTCGCATAAACATCGATGTTGTTTGCAAATGACCTCTTGACCTCTGAAATACGGAACGGCTGTTTGCCTTGGTTGTGGCTCGGCTTCGCCATGATGATGCTTCCGGTCTTCAGATACTCTGAATGCAGTCCGTTCAGCGGATATTTCATTTCAAGTGTAAATGCACCATTCAGCTCCTCTGTGACCTCGCAGGAGATACAATCGGACAATGAGCCGAACCCCTGCGTTGTCAGGTCTGTCGCTGTATAGTCGTGAATCGTTGGATACATTCAGCTCACCTCCTAAAGTTCCCAATATCTCGGTTCTATTTTTGCCGATGTGATGCCACTGCTTAAGCCGATCTGATTAGCACCCTTATCTAAACGGAGGAAATCAACGGACTCGTTCCCATAGAGGTCTAATACTTTTGAAGTATTGTTTGCATTGACACCATCGATGGTGAAGTTCTCTCGTTCGCAGTCAATTACTGCGTTGCTAAAACCATTTGCAAAAAATTGGAGCTGAATGTCGTTTATAGACACGATTCTCGGAGTGGTTGTTCTGTTTGGTGCAAACTCATGAGCATCAGTTCCCCTTTCAAGCATAATATTAGAAAAAGAAACTGAACCGGATCCGGATCTCCGCATAAACAGAAATAGGAAGTATCCGGTTTCCGGAAACGAATCAATTATAAAATCAATTTTTCCATTGGACGCATTAAAGTCAAGACCATAAAAGTATCTGTTACGACCGCTACTTTCTAACTCCATAACTTTAATCATTGCATCGTTGCTGGACACATTGCAGGTCAGCCTATACTGCGATGAAGGAATGGCTGGAAAAATAATAGCCAGCCACAACGATGTGCTTTCCGGTGTAAATGTAACCGTTCCGGTTTCATTATCAATCGTTGTCAGGGTTCCGGATGTGCCTGAAGAACCTACATACGAATAGGGAGAATTGGGTGTAGATGTATTATGTCTAATCCAACAGCAATATCCTTGTTTGTATAGATTCACGACCGGCTGAAAGTAATCAGCTCCCGAAAGCAAGTCATGCGGAATTGATGCAACTCCGCTGGTTGTCATTGCTCGTGAATTCAGGTCAAGCAAGCTCCGGATAACATCCCCCTCCCCCTGCATTGTGATGATCGGGAATGCTATATGATTTGTCGGATTGTAAAGCTGATCACCATCAAGCAGGTCTGCCGGATAGGTTGCATCCTCTTCATATACGATTTTTGGAGAAAATGTCACATTAATCGCATTTCCATTTGTTACCAAAAAATCGAAACGAGTGAACTGGTTTCCAACATCACTCTGCTGCAGTTTTCTTTTATAATATGCAGGTGCGTTATCCGCTCTGATCCAAATAACTGATGCACCTGATGTAACAGTCATCTCCGCTGGAATAGCAGTCGAATTATTTAGATAAAAATAGCCGTTTTTATCAACCATGTCCTGCGTGATAGTGATCATGGTGTCTTGCGTTGGGTCAATGTAAATGGATCCAAAAGGTGTGGGTGCATTTGATACAGTTCCTGACATTGTTACAGTGTCATTGTAGATTGACGTTGTTATTCCATAATTTGTACTCGTTCCATTTTCAAAGTGTATGACCTCTGACTTGGCGATTTTTCCATTTGAAGCAAGATAACGCTGCGGACGGCATCTGAATCTCACGGTTGCCCTGCCGAATGTATGCCACTGTGATTCAATTTCCATATCATCCACAAACACACCCATTCGGTAGTGCTTCAGGTCGAAAGTGTCTAGCAGCTCCGCATAATCATCAGCAGAGTTCAGCCACTCAACGATCTCGGTAAAAGACGTTAATGCAGCACCTTTTGACCGTTCCCCTGCAAAGATCTGATAAGAAACAGTCACTTCCTCCCAAGCGTTCTCCAGCTGATAGATATTTCCGTTTCGTCCGGAGACAGATGCAGATTTAAATTTCCTTGCTGACCGATTAAGGTCAGGGAAGCGTTCAACACGAACACCGAACTCGCTGGAAGCACGACCGTTGTAACAGAAAACACCCTCATTCGGAACACACCGAACAGTCACCTCTACGTTCCCCGAATCGACCCAAATATTATTCTGACCGATCAATGTCTGTACTTGTGCAGGGTCTAAAGATACGCTTGTATAGGTGTTCAGTTCGTAGACCAGCTGCGCACCGGTCACGGCATACCGGAAGGACGAAACAGTCGAATAATTGCTGTCAATAATATAAATATTGTTGCTACTTCCTAAAGCGAAAAGGCTCCGGTCTCTTCGTTCCACATAGGATGTCGTTGGGTAGTGGCTGCATATCATGTTCGCTACATCCGAAGAAGAAGCTGGTCGCTTCATGCCAGTCAACGGAACCATAAAAACATCCTCGGAGCCAATTGTACCCATTGACCAGTTCAGCGACCCCAAGTCGCTCACATATCCATGCGTAATGACCAGCCTGCCAGTCGTAACATTCAACGTACCGGCATAGACTGTCTGACCGAGGTCTACGTTGTAGTTGGTTCCGTCCTCTGCGGATGTAGTCGGAGACACATAAACATTTACTTCATCCCAGCCACTGATAGGACGAATATTGTCAGGTGATGGATCACCGCTTCCACTCTGCACTGGTTTAATTTCGGCAATGAGACTCTCGACTGGCATAGCTACCGTTTCGAATGTCGCAATGTCTCCCGATATTGTTTCCACTGGCAACCAATTATAATCCATACACTGCCTCACTTCCTATGATTGTACGCTGGAGCTTGTCGATGACGACATCAGCCAAGTCGTTGATGTTCTGACCCTGCGCTCCGTATATGTTCATTGTTACTGAATTATTATTTACTCCGGCACTTGCTCCGATGCCTCCTGCGCCGACTGCGATGTTCGGGGATGCAATGCCACTCATAGCTGCACCGATGCCATCAGCCACTCCGAATGCTTCCGCCAAAGCAACACCACTATATTTATTAATACCTTGCGCAAGACCTTCATCGAGCATTCGACCGACCCAAGCCATCTCGCGCGAAGGTGACTTGATTCCGAAGAAACTTTTGATTCCGTTAAGGATGGTCTGACCGAAGCCTTTGATTTTTTCCAGTACCCAGCCAGCTGCGTCACTGATACCATTCCACAAACCTTCCACGAGGTTCTTTCCAGCTTCCCAAATACCTTGGAAACCTTCCCCAATCTTGGAAGGAATCTTCTTGACGAACTCCCATACGTCCGAAAGAACTTCTCCGAGCCATGTGCCAAGACTTTGGAAAAGACCACCAAACCATGTGCCAATCGATGACAAGATGCTTCCAAGTCCTTGAACGACTGCAACCACAATCTTTGGAAAGTTCAAAATAATAGCTTTTGCAATCTCGAATGCCATCGTTGGAAGCTCTTCGATGATTGCCTCCACAATCTCCGGAAGTGCTTCAATCAGCGCGAGGATGATGTCAGGAAGTGCTTCAAGGATAACCGACACGATCTGCGGAATTGCTGAAATAAAGCTCCTGATGATATCAGGCAATGCCTCAAGAATTGCCGAGATAATGGTTGGAAGTGCACCAACTAACACCTCGATGACTTGCGGAAGTGCGTCAAGCAGTGGTGTGATAATTGTTCCGAGGTTTTCCGCGATACCCTGAATAATCTGAACGAATGCCTCCATCAGCTGTGGCAATGCCTGACCGATTGCAGACGTTATCAGCGGAATATTGTCAACGATAGCATCCAGCAAGGTCTGAACCATGCCGATTGCTCCGTTTAATATCTGCGGAAGGTTCTGTGAAATTCCATTGATAAGTCCGGTGACAATCGTTCCGCCAACTTTTACCACCTGCGGAAGTACCTGATTGATTGCATCAAGGGAATGCTCAATGCCCTTCGCAAGTGCCTCGCCTGATGTGTCCTGACCCGATACAAGCAAGGAGAAACCGTCTAACACTTCACCGAATGCAGGAAGAAGTTCTCCGATCATACGGTTTTTAAGTCCGGTAATCGTTCCCTGCGCTCTCGTCAGGGAATCATCAAAGTCAGCGGATGCCTTGACTGCCTTGTCACTCATGACCATGCCGTAAGCTTCCGCCTCGTTCATCAATTCCTTGATTCCTTCAGAGCCTTCATTGAGAAGCGGACGAAGTTCCGTGAAGCTCTTGCCAAAGATCTCCTGCGCCATTGCATCACGCTTGGTCACGTCCTCCATGTTTCCGAGTGCGTCAATCGTGTCGAATAACACCGCCTCGGAGTTCTTCATGGATCCGTCACCATTGCGGAAGGAAACACCTAACTCCTGATAAGATGCAGCTGCTGCCTCGTTACCGTCAGCAAATTCAGAAAGGCTCTTGTTAATGTTCACCATGCCCTTCTTCATGCTTTCGATGTCAGCACCGGACATCTCCATCGCATAGGATAATTTCTGATAATTTTCAGCCGACAGACCAAGCTTCTGACTCTGTTTGTCGATTTCGTCACCATAGGCGGAAACATCGACCGCTGACTCGATGAGCTTCTTTCCAATCGCTCCGGCTGCAGTTGCGATCGCAGCCACCGCTGCGCCGATTGCAGCACCGACATTCTTGATGACATTCGCAGCACCGGAGAACTTGCCTTCGGAATCCTTGACCTTGCTTCCGGTGCTAGCTGTCTCGTTGCCGAGCTTCTGCATTCCGTTGGAGTTTTCTTCCGTCTGCGCTTCAAGTTTGTTCAGCTCGTCTGTTGCTTTGTTGATTTCGGTTTTAGTTTTGGAAAGTGCAGTTTCCTGCTTTGTGACTGCCAGCGTCAGCTTCTGTGCCTGCGTAGAATCCTCGCCATATAATTGCTTTGCTTCTTCCAGCTCGGCTTTCGTCTGCTCCAACTGCGCTGACTGTTGTGAATATTTTTGATTTAATTTATCGATTTTAGCACCGGCATTCTCGATCTGTGCTGCAAGGATCCGCTGAACATTAGCAAAATCATTTTCTCCTGATGCAGCTGCCTTCATCTCGGATGCTAGTTCTTTAGATTTCTGTGTTATTTGCTGGAGGTCTGCCTTAAACTGGGCAGCACCCTCCATTTGCATTTTAATGCCAATAGATGTCGCCATCTTGTCACCTCAATCTCATGATTTGGTCGTAGGTTAATTTTTTGCGTTTGTATTTAGCCGTGCCTTTATAGACGGAGAGACAGTTGATCAGGTCAACCATCTCTCCGACTTTCAAGGAATATACGTCACTTAAACTCATGTGAAGCTCATGCGTACCGATTACGATCAGCAAGTGATGTGTAAGTTTTAAATCTCTGCTGGCACGGCTTCGGCTTTTTTTGCTTCAATCTCCGTCTGCGGTTCTTTGTCCTGACGGAATGCTTTCATTGCATCGTCAAACAATGCCTTAATCTCGTCCATGTCCATGACAAGGATGTCATCTTCCGATAACGCACCATCGAACGACCTTGTTTCTTTATACACCGCCCATTTATTAAGCGTTGTAATGAACCAAATCATGTTATTGAGTGTCGTGTAGTAGTCATCATCTCGGAAGAGTGTGTCGATCTTGGCGATGTCGTGATCAGGACAACGTTCGCACACGTCCTTGATTGCTCCAATCGTAAAAGCGAATTTATAGTCCATGTTCTGCCCCCTTTTCTGCTCCTTCATTAAATGCCCAGTTTTGCCTGAAGTGCTGCTTCAGCTGCTGCTTCTGTCGGGAAACCATTTCCTTCGAATTTCCAGTTGTGGTTAGCGTCATCAGCTCTCATGATTACAGCCTCAAGAGACTGTGTCTGCCAGTCGATCTCGTCTTCCTGTGTTGCAGCTGCATCTTCCGGCTGATTAAATCTGCATTTGCAGAGCACGGTCGGAATGTAGGAAACAACACCATCAGACTGTGCTCTTGCGATGAATCCGATTCCGACATACGGAATGTTCATATCATCACCGAATGCAGTCCAACCGTCTGTGTCTGCTGTCGGAAGACCGAAGATCAGTTTCTTTGTTGCAGTCAGAAGACCATCAACTGTCAGGGAAACTGTTCCTCCAGTGAAACGTCCTGCATCGCTCTCCGCGAGGACGTTGTCTGCATAAAAGTTATTGTCATCAGAGCTTTCCGGAGAGATGGAAACATCTACACCACGAGCCAAGAGCTGACCATCGGAGTAGGTGATCGTTCCGTTAGTCTCTGAATAAATTGCAACATATGGCTTTGAAAAGCCAGTGGTTACTCTTCCTGCTGCCATGTTTATTCCTCCATTAGTTCATTATTTCGTTGACCTTATCGTCAATATATTTTTGCATTGCTCCTGAAATGTCTGATTCTGCTGACCTTACCGTTTTGTTCATGACGTGTGCAGGTCTTCGGAACTCTGTTCCGTACTCCACAGCCTGAACGAGAAGTCCGGTCGGAACTTGATCGTTGAACTTCGCTGACGGTGTATGCACATATCCGGTGAAGCCGATGGATGTGTTCCATGCTCCGCCTGAATCCTGAAACCTCGCAATACCGAAGTTATTCAGAATCTGCGCATATTCAGCCTCCGTCACACCATAAAGCTTGTGATTGTGTGCGTCTCCAGTCGCCTTGTCAGGACGGATTGGAAGCATCTCGATCGCATCGCGGAGCTTCTCGGCTGCGACTTTCGCCCCTTCACCGAGTGCGCCCTTGTTGATGTTCCTCGCCTCCGCATCCATCTTCTGCATATTGGCAAGGAAGACCTCCATGCCAAAGACATCGACCTTTGCCATTTACCGCAACCTCCAGCTCCATGTGTGGTGGATCAGATCGTCATCGTCATTCGTTGGATCTCCGTACTGTGTGGACTCCCAAGTCCAAGACAGTGACTCAAATCCGTTCAGGAAGTCCTGAATCGCATCGAAGTTCTCATCAAATTCCGTCTGTGTGAAATAATCCACATAACCGGAAACCGACTGTCTGACCTTTTTGTTATCAGCGTCAAATGATTCATCCTCTGAATCCTCATTCCAAACGATATACGGAATGGATGCATTGCTAGGTGCATAGTAGTGGAAACAGTTGGAAGTTATCTGCGACAGTCCTTCATAAAGCTGTTTAAGTCTCGTCTGTAACATCGTAGTAATCCTCCAATCGCACCAAAGTCAGAAGGACATTGTCAGCCTCTAATTGCTTGAGGCTGATTCTGTACTGGTTGCCGTCTTCCAAGATGCAATACTCTGCCTCCACCGGAAGCGTGATGTTGTAAGCAACCACAAGCTTGTCGATCTGCTGTTTTGCACCGAGCGCAGCATAAGCCCTCGTCACTCCGACCGTCCGCTCGTCGTAGAATG